GCTGAGGGGCCGCACCGGGCTGCACAGAGCCCACAGGAGGAGACTTGGGCTGGAACGCCTCGATGAGGGCGTCCGCCAGGGGCTTGCCGCCTTCGCGCGCCTTGATGGCGGCTGCGGCCTTCTGGATCACGTCCACCGGATCCTGGCCCTGCTGGGCCATGACGCCGACGGCGCCGAGCATGGAGAACATGCCCTGCTTCAGGGCGTCGTTCAGCTCCTCGACATCGACCTTCTCCATCTCCTGATCGACGTTGATGTCGAACGGGAGCTGGCTCAGGGCGAAGTCGCGGCTGATCAGCTTGTCGCCGCGCGCCTGGAGCAGGAAGACGATCGCCTGGTTCGGGCCCATCCCTGCGGCCATGCCGTAGGTGATGTCCACCTGGTAGACACCCTTGATGTCCCGCGAGGGGGTGTAGAACTCCTCGTAGGTGGTGCCGTTCACCTGGACGCGCAGGGGGCGCTTGAGGTTCGGCCAGAAGATCTGGTCCATCTCCAGGGCCATCGACAGGGCGTCACCCAGGGCGTGCCCCATCGCCTCCTGGGCGGTGGACACCTTGGTGTCGATGGTGCCCATCAGTTCCTGCATGCCCCGGCCGGTCACCACCGAGCCTGGTGACTTGCCGGTGGCGCCCTCCGGGAAGCGAGCACCGACCATGGCCTCGTCCTGAAGCAGCTCGCCCACCTGGAAGGCGGCCGGGCTCATCTCCAGGGCGACCCGCCGCACGTACTGCGGGTTGTTGGTGCGGATCACCGCGTCCGGGCCGAAGGCGATCTTCTGCACGTCGGCGGGCAGCGCCAGGGGCGCCTGGATCGACTTCTCCGCCGCCTCCAGGCCCAGCTGGGCGAACTTGGCCCGCGCCAGGTAGATCCAGGTGACGTCGTCGTAGCTACCGCGTGATTCGCGGTCGTACTTGGGCCGCTCGGCGATGAACACCGGCACTCGGTGCAGCCGGTTGTCCATCCGGCTGATCACCAGGTTGTTGCGCTGCGGCAGGTACACCAACAGCTGGTCGGCGTCCATGTAGCACACCATCTCGATGTGCAGGCCGCTGGTCAGCTCGCTCGGGTCGCGGATGATGGCGTTGGCCAGGTGCGGGAACTGGGCCGCGAGGACGGCCACGTCCTCCTCGTAGACCTTGATGTAGCAGCGGGTGCGCCCGAACTGGTCCAGGTCGTAGTAGACGCCCAGGGGGTTCTCGTAGCGCAGCCGGGGGCCGGGCGGGCAGTAGGCGTCGCCCATGTGCGGCTCGACCAGCAGCGGCACGAAGCCGTAGGTGTCGAACCAGTCGGCCGCCTCGATCAGCTTGATCTTCAGGTTCGAGTGGCCGACGTAGCCGTGGCAGATCCGGGTGCGCTTGGCGGCGAACCGCTTCTGGAGGTCTGAGACTTCGGTAGCCGAAGTGCACTGGATCGTGGGCATGACGCCGACTCGCTCGGCGGTGAACCGGGCGGCCAGGTCGATCGTGTTGGAGACGATCGGCTTGGGCCAGATGTCCGGCAGCATGCCCGGCATGATGTGGGTGACGTCGCCGGAGCGCGCGGCGCGCACGTTGGACATGCGCTGATCGCGAGCGTAGCTACGCAGGCGGATCTGGCGGACGTAGCCCGCCACCTGGTCGATCGACCGGCCCATCGGCGAACACCCCTCCCTCCCCATAGAGGAAGTCGTTGACGTGGCGCAGCAGGTGCACCGAGAAGTACTTGTCCAGCAGGGTCTCGGCCTGCTCCGAGCTGATCTGCCCCACGAAGCGATCAGGGATGTTCATGCCCATGACGGTGCCACAGAAGGCGCAGGTGGGACCGTAGATGGTCGGCACTGTCACCTCCAGGTGGCAGGGTTGGCCGAGGTCGGGTTCTTGGCGAACCACTCGTCCAGCGTGATGAAGCCAGCACCCTGGTGCTGCTGGGCCAGGTAGGCGTCCACGTCGATGACCACCTGGCGCTCGCGGTCCCGCTCGGTGCGGAAGGAGGAGTCCAGGTGCGTGGTCTGGTCCCACTCGTCCGCGATGTTGCGGGCGCGCAGCTCGGCGAACCACAGGGCCATCAGGCAGTCCTGCGTCGGCATCTGCTTCTGGCCGGGCGTGGGGTACCAGGTCAGCAGCTGCTCCACCAGCGCCTGCATCCCGGCGTGGTTGCGCCGGGAGGGCAGCTCGATCATCGAGGACCCGGTCTGGTAGCCCAGGAACAGGTTGGCCATGGTGGCCACACCGAACTGGGAGTCCCACTTGTTCTGGTTGGTCAGGTGGCCGAACACCCCGGTCCCACGGGAGCGGCACCAGCGGACGATTTCCTCGTCCTGGCTGATGTACTTGTTCAGGCCGTTCTCCTCGATGCGCCACTCGATGATCCCGTAGCGCATCGTCCAGTTCTTGACTAGGTCCCGGATCTCAGAGGGTAGTGCAGAGTACTTGTTCCACACGTCGAGCAGGTAACGACGACCAGTAGTTCGATCGACGCCGATGACGACGGCGGCGGTGTAGTTGGTCGGGGCGGGGTCGAGCCCTGCGATGACATACAGTCCAGCCATACCTTCGGGCCGATGGCCCCGGCGACCCTCCACAAGGGGTCCTGGCACCCGCAGCTCATTCGTGCATCCGTCCACCATCGACTGGGTGAAGGTCATCGCTTCGGAGATCTGGGCCTGCATGTAGACCCGCTGCCAGTTCTCCGCCGACATCGAGGACTTGACCTCGAAGAGGGCCGGTCCGTCCCACATCGGCCACAGGCCGTCCTCGTTGGCATCTGGGACGCCCTGGCCGAGGTCCTGCGGCTCCACGTTCGTGTACGGCCAGAGGGTGATCCAGTTCTCCGGATCCTCACTGTCGGCCGCGAGCACGGCCGGTTGGGTCAGGTAGGTCCAGGGACTGACGCCGGAGGCGTACCAGATCGGCTTGCGCAGCTCCGAGTAGAGGTCCTGGGCCATGAGGCGGGTTCCGACCACCAGGAGCTTGCCGGTGCGCTCCAGGCGGCTCAGGACCTCCTTCTGGATCCAGTGGATCTGCTTCTCGTACTCGTGGGCGTTCTCCGAGACGACGCAGTCGTCCAGGATGATCAGGTCGGCGCGGGCGCCGTAGATCTGCTGCCCGATGCCCAGGGCCTCGACGGTCGGGTCCTTCTCGCCTCGGGAGCGAAGGTCCGGGTTGATGTAGATCATGTCCTGGCGCCAGACGGCGCCGTTGCCGTCGTAGCCGTCCACCGGGGCGAAGTCGTGCTTCAGCTCGCCGAACTGGCGAGTCTGGGAGCTGAGGCGGTCCTTGACCGCGCTGAGGAACTTCTTGGCCATCGCAGAGGTCTTGGAGACCAGGATGATCCGGATGTTCGGGTTCTCGACGATCCGCCAGGTGACGTAGTTGATCGAGATCGTCATCGACTTGGCGTGGAACGGCGGGGTGTTGACGATCACCAGCCGTTCTGAATTGCGCTCGTACACCTGAGCCGGATGCAGGTCGCGCGGCTCGCGCCCCTCCAGCAGGTCGTACCACTGGAGCTGGTGCGGAAAGAGCCGCATTCCGAAGTACTGCTCCGAGAACCGAGGGAAATTCGGGACCGTCGGGCGGGGTCCGCCCGCCAGCGCGTCCCGGATCTTCTTGACCTCCCGGCGAAATGCCGGGTCGGACTTCATGTAGTACTCGTAGGTCTTTTCAACCCGATCGGCCTTTTCGCAGGCCTCCCGGACCGTGGAGCCTCGCCTAATCTCGGCCAGGATCGTCTGCTTCGCCTCTGCGGCGTTCACCCAGCCTCCAATTAAAGCGAGGCCGCCCGCAGGCGGCCGAGCGCTTGCGCGCTGCGAGCACCGGGAGCAGCGCCATGATTCCGCCCTCTGGGCGGTCCTAGGGGGAGGCCCCGGAGCGCAGCAAGCGCTCTACGGGGCAAACACCTTGTATTAATTAAGTGAGAATGATCGGTGCTCGGTAGCACCGATCTTCTCACTACCCTGATCCCCAGGCCCTGGAGGCCTGGGTTCAGGGGGAGCCTCAAGCTCCCCCCCCCTACCCCCCCCC